TCCTGCGATTCAAGATGGTTCTGTTTACGACGCTGCTCAGGATGCGATTGCTGTTGGGTGGTCGAATCGTAAGGTGTGGGTGGCTGTTCCTTGGGGTGTTGAGACGAAGGCGAAGTATACGTTTGTGTATGATCCGTCGCTTGGGCAGCGTGGGGCGTGGACGAAGTATCAGACTGCTGATGGTTATGGGGTTGGTGTCGGTACTGACTTTGTGACGTCTACGGGGGCAACACATCATGTGATGTGCCATCCTTCTAATCCGTATGTGTTGAAGGTTGATTTGCCGACTGTTTATCAGGATGATGTCGGCGCTGGGGCTGCCGACTTTGTTTCGTATTACACGACTCGTTGGCATGATGCTGGGAGTGTTTCTTCTCGCAAGATGTGGCGTCGTCCCGACTTCGTTGCGAAGCAGACGACAGTCGATACGACGTTGACGATGCAGGTGTATCACGATTGGGAAGAGTCGGTGGTGGCTCGTACGTTTCAGGTTGCGCTTGATGGTTCGTCAGATGCTCTGATTTGGGCAGCGACAGCGGCGGAGCCTGATGGTGTTGATGGCTGGGGTGACGCCGACTGGGGTTCTTCTGCGACTGGCGCTGTGTTTGCTAGGGGTTCGAATCTTGGTCTTGCTCGTTCTGTTCAGTTGAAGATTTCGTCTAGCGGTGGGAAGCCGTGGGGCGTCAACTCAATCACATACAAGTTCAATCCTCGAAAGGTGCGTGCCTGATGGCTACTGCTTCTGTCACTTACGTGTTTGCCAACGGCACAAATGCTGATGGCACGCAGGTCAATGCAAACTTCACTTCGATTCTCAATTTCCTGAATACTGAAGTGATTCAGCGTGACGCCTCGGTGGCGTTCACGTCGATCCCGACGCTTCCTGCCGTTGACCCGACACTTGATAATCAGGCGGTTCGCAAGCGGTATGTCGATCTTCTTATCCCTGCTGGTACGATTGTGCAGTACGGTGGGGCTACTGCTCCTAGCGGTTGGGCGTTGTGTGACGGCGCTACGTACAGTAGAACTAACGCCACATACTCACGGCTATTTGCGGCGATTGGAACCACGTATGGTGCTGGTGATGGCACTACAACATTCGAGGTTCCCAACCTGAAGGGTCGTATCCCTGTCGGCTATGACGCTACTCAGATAGAGTTTGACACTCTGGCTGAGACTGGTGGCGCTAAGACGGTAGCATTGACTGCCGCCCAGTTGCCTTCGCATACGCACGGAGTGGGCACTTACTCAATCGGCACAGTTGGTGACCACACGCACAGTAACACGTTCTCAATCGGTTCAAATGGCGATCACTACCATAATGCTGATGGTTCGCTTTCCGCTGCCGCTGGTGGCGGGCATGCACATGATGCTGCAGTCGATCCGAGCGTTGGCTTTGTGAAGCGTGTTACTACTTTTAGCACAAACTACGTGATCCCCTATGACGGCAATAACGACGGCATTGGGGATGGGATTTATACCACAAATGGTGGCATGGCTGTTGGTTACGATTTTTATACGAGAAGTGTTGGCGATCACACGCATGATGTGACTGGCAACACCAGCAATGCTGGGTCACACAACCACTCGCTTTCTGGTGGAGTGAGCAACAGCGGATCACACACGCACACGCTATCTGGCGCTTCGTTGGCAACTGGTGAAGGCCAGTCGCACAACAACCTGCAGCCGTACATTGTCGTGAACTACATCGTCAAACTGTGAGTTCATGACTGAACGCTGGACAGCCCCTTCGATTGCGTCACTACGTGGCGACAACAGTATTCCGCTTCAGCGAATCTTTGCTTCGCTGACGGAATATCTGCAGTATTTGTCGACGCAAGTAACACTTGGCAGTCTTCCTGCTGGCGGTACTGCTGGACAGATTCTGGCGAAGATTGATGCCACGGATTACAACACGCAATGGATTGACAACTTTGCTGAGAAGACAAAGTGTCTGGTCAAGAGCGACAACGCTGCGACGTTGGCGAAGGGTGCGGTTGTTTATACGTCTGGTGCTAACGGTACGAATATTCTGGTGAAGGGCGCTATCGCTACGAGCGATGCAACCTCTGCAACAGTTCTTGGTCTGCTTGAGACATCGTTGGCTTACAACGATCAGGGTTATGTGATTACTGAGGGTCTTGTGTCTGGCATCGACACGAGTGCTGCTTTGGCTGGCGATCCTGTGTGGCTGTCGCCAACTACTGTTGGCGGTCTTCTGTTTGGTTTGGTCAACAAGCCGCATGCCCCATACCATCTTGTTTATATCGGTGTTGTTACACGTGCTCATGCCATCAACGGCGAGATTGCTGTCCATATTCTGAACGGCTGGGAACTGGACGAACTGCACAATGTGGCTGCTGTGTCGCCTTCAAATGGCGACACTATCGTGTACAACTCGACGACATCGTTGTGGGAGAAGGGCAAGTATCCCGCCGATCAGTTGTTGGGCACGGCGTTGCCCGCAACGATTGTGACGTCAAGTCTGACTTCTGTCGGAACTCTTTCTTCTGGCAGTATCCCTTCTTCGTTGTTGACTGGCACTATCGCTTCTGCCCGTCTATCTGGTTCCTATACGGGTATTACGGGTGTGGGCACGATTACGACTGGCACGTGGTCTGGTTCGTTTGGTTCGGTGTCTGGTGCGAACTTGATTTCGCTGAATGCTTCGAATTTGTCGAGCGGGACGGTTGCGTCCGCTCGAATCTCTGGTTCGTATACGGGCATTACTGCTGTTGGCACTCTTACGTCTTTGACGACATCAGGGACGATTCTTACTGGCGGAAACAATATTGGCTCGACGTCTAACTATGTCGGAGCGATATATGCGAACAACTGGTTCCGTTCATCGGGAAGTACTGGCTGGCTGTCGGAAACTTATGGTGGCGGCATTTACATGATTGATAGTACGTGGGTGCGCACGTATGGAAGTAAGAGTTTCTACGTTGGTGGCGGACAGATTCATAATGCCAAGACGGCAAGCGGGTCGTATGACGGCTCTACCTACTATGCGCACGGCAACGGTGGCAACGTCGGCATCGGTTTCTACCACGGAATCGGCACTCAGATTATTCTGGGTGTGAACGACCCGACGTTCTACTTCCGCAACTCTAACAACTCGGGTTGGGTCAACGTCGCAGGCATCATCAACAACTACTCATCTCGTGAGTACAAGCAGGACATCACAAACTTCCCGCAGGTTGTGCGCAGCGTTGGCGCTGCAGCCAACCCGCTTGAGAGTCCAGCACTCGACATCGTCGGGCAACTGCAGCCCCGCTTTTACCGCTGGGACTACGAGAAGAACATGGACGCCATTCCGAGAGACGAACGTCGCAGGAAGGCTCTCGGGCGTCTAAACGATTACCGCCATAGCAAGGGACTGAAACCGTGGGTGTCCGACGAAACGATCCATAGGTGCGGTCGTGACTGTGACGGGGCTGATGAAGACCCATGCAACCGCTACAAGGACTGGGAGAACGGTCGAATCGGCTTTATTGCCGAGGAGGTGGGGGAGGTGCTCCCACAGGCCGCTCGCTACGACATGGATGGCAAGTATACGTCGCTGGATGCCGTGGCTCTGGTGTCGCTGTGTGTCGCCGCTATCAAGGAACTGAAGCAACAACTGGAGGAAGTGCGTGGAACAGCAGCAGCAGCAGGTTGACCCCACAAAGGTGATTGAATCTCTGAGCCGTCAGGTAAGCGAATACGCTCAGAAGGTCGCCCTTCTGGAGGCGTATATCGCCCAGATACAGCCCGTACAGGGTAACGAAAAGGGTGATTAGTGATGGCTCTATCTGATCTCGGACTCGACTACGAACCTCGTCGCCGCGCTGCTCAACAGCAGCGTGCTGCGACGTTGGCGCAGAACGAACTGACACGCTTTCTGGCCAAGCAGCGTGGGACACGCCAGATGTCAGAGTTGGACCGTGGGATGAGCCGTGGCGTTGAGGGCGTAGCCTCCGCCTACGGCAAACGTGGTCTGCGTAATAGCGGCATTATGGGCGAGGGCATGGTTGAGTATGCCCGTAATTGGCAGACGAACCGCAACGACATGATGCAGGCGTTGGCTGACAAGTTGAACGAGTTGAATCTTTCTGATGTTCAGGCGAATGCCTCGTTTGAGGATGTTGCTGCTGAGTTGGAGTTGCAGAAGCAGCGTGACATTCTTGCTACTGCGTCGAGTCTTGCGGGCATGCGTCCGTTCTTGGGAGGTTGATGATGGCTATTAGTGCGGATGCTCAAGAGGGGCGTATCAATGTTGGCCGCAAGCCACGGAAGCCCGTAAAGCCAGTTGCTCCTACGAAGCCAGCCGTCCCCTCGTCGAACGAGTGGGGTAATGATGCTGCTATCATGAATGCGATTCTGCCCGAGTACCAGACGCTTCAGGACTATGGTGCAATTAGTCCTACTGGAGAGGTCAATCCGAATGCTGGTGTCAACATCAATAAGTTTATTGAGACTGGTCTTGCAGCGCGTAATTTCTTGGCTACTCCGACGACGACAAAGGCTGCTACTGGTACTGGTAGGTCTCCTGTTGTTGATGTGTTGCGTGCCATGGTTACTGGGCTTGGAAAGGGCAACGAGAGCGATATCGCTTCTACTTATGGCAATCTGATTAATAGTGCGCAAAGTCAGGGCGCTGAACGTCAGGCGATGATCGACCGTTATTACGGTGGCGCTGAGGGCGCTGCTCAGCAGCGTCTCAATGACACTCTGACACGTTTGCAGACGCTTATTGGTGGAGCGCGTACTGAGTTGGGTACGCAGACTGCCGAGGGCACTCAGCGTATTGACGAGTCGACGCAGCGTGCTCTCGCTGCTCTCGGAGCGCAGGCTAATCCGTATGCTGGGTTGCAGGCTCTTGGTGTTCCCGTGTCTGAGTCGCCATTGATGGGGAATCTTCAGGCGCTTGGGCAGAACACTCAGGGTTTGTCGGCGCTTCGTGACATGTTTGCTGCGGAATCCGCTCAGGGACGTAACTCTGCGCAGAACATGATTAATGTTCTTTCTGCCGCGCAGCAGGCGGCGCAGCAGGGTCGTATGACTGATGTGGAGTTGGCTCGTGGTGCTGCCCAGCAGGATCTGGATGCGGCACAGCGTGCGGCAGCGCAGATGCTGACGAATCAGCAGTTGCAGGGTGAGCAGGCAGCGCAGCAGACGT